TGAGCCTTCTCCTCATCCGTCATCTTGACCCGTTGGGTCTTAGCCTTGGGTGCACGCGGTGCCTTCGCCGCCTTCGCCGCCTTGCGAGTCTGTTCCTGTTGAAACTTCACATCCTTCTTATAGGTCTTCAAGTCCTCCTTTGCCTTCTTCAAGTCCTCTTCTAACTTGGCTATCCGCAGGCTCGAGGCATTTGTGGTTCCTACGGACACACAGAATTGATCGACTTTTTGACGCAACGTAGACATCCTTACTCATAAAAACGATTAAAAATGAACACTGTAAAGGATAAATGTGGGAGTGGATTCTACTTCTCATTCTATTGGCTGTCTTCCTCTACCTCATTCTAGTTCCAGTAGCACCTCGACCGGGTTGTAAAGCGTGCACAAAGAATCCCGTAGACTAATAAAGATGTTTAGTTTCATAACTGCATTTCGTCCTAAACCTATTACACCCGCTCCGAAAATTCAAACGAATGTACCGCCGCCTCAGCCTAAGTGGTCATCATAAGTTTTCTAGTCGTATCATAAATGGGAAAAATTTTACGTAAGGGATATTATTCAACTCGTCGAGGAAACAGATTTTACGTGCGTCCAACTCCAATGGTCGACCGGGGAGAAACCGGTAAATGGACAGCCGTTCATAAGACACGTGGAATTGGTCCTCTTAAAAAGGGAACTCTACTTGGATATAATTCCACTGCAAGTTCAACCACTCGTCGCTCAACACTAAAAAACGTCGTACGTAAGTACGGACCTCTTTCAACTTTTCGTAAGCTTAATGCGGTTGCAATTTATACACGTCGTACTGCTCCTTCCAAATCCAAGACATTGAAGACCGACCGTAACTGGGTGAAAAAGAACTTCATGTAAAGACAAATGACCAAGATTCCCCTTAAATGGATATTACTTGGTGTTCTGGTCTTACTTTTAGCTGGAGTGATCTCCATTCAAGGTCCTGGAGTTCAATGCCCTGGTTCCATGATTCATTGCCCAGGAGTTGGATGTGTATCCGGCCCAGATAAATGCAATGCTGGATATGTTGGAGGTCCTTCTGCTATCTTTTCAACCACTTGGGAAAAGTTCACAAACGGTAAGGATCTATTTCCAGGAGTTCCTACGTTGTCGGTAGGTGATCCTCAACGTATTACACTCTGTTCAAATGGAACACGCGCACCCGATGGACGATGTCCTGAGTTTCTTGGACCTTAATCACTCTAAACAGATACAAGGAGGCTTTACAATTTCAATAGGTGCTTGACGAGTGAGAACTTTAATCTTCATTTTTTCAACTTGGAAAAACTCTTCAACCGTCTGTTTCACTATCAATGGATCGAAATCTTTACAGGAGAACACATCCAAATACATGGAGTTGTTCTCTTCTACAAAATGTGCACAGATGTTACTCGTTTCAATCAGCTGAACGAGTGTATATCCCTGTTTATTTCCAGATCCAAACCGAACAATCTGAGGAGGACCATACGCGACCATATCAATCCGTTTCACTAGAGTGTTAGTGAACCCGTGGATATTTGAAGAGCTGCGAATGGTATGTGGAGCTGCGCGAGATGCATCAAGAATTAAGTGTTTTCCCCAAGTGCGAAGAGGTTGCATTATATCTATATCTTACTATGCGTGAAAATCATCGTCGCTTGCGACCTCCCATCATGGGAGCAGGTGTAGGAGTGTTCAAGAAGAATGCATAATATGGAATGTAGATGGTACCAAAGATGAAGTCAATCACGGCCCAGAAAGGTGACTGATATTTATCATATGATAGCTTTGCGGCCGCGAAGTGAATCAACAATCCAAAGAGGCCGCCAAATAGAGCTAGAATGCTCATTAGACCTCCCCAAATACTAGGCGTAGTTGTGGTCTTTGATTCCGGTGGATTTAAAGCTGGGTTAACGCCTGGAGTACTCATTGTATTCCTCAACGAATAAAAACGAACAAGGAGTAAAGAAAATGGAGGCACAACGTCTTTCCACTGAACTTCTAGTTCGCGGACATTCAACACATGGTTCCTACCATACACGCGTCATGCGTCTAGGACAACCAAGTCTTTATGAAATACGAGGTGCTAACCTTGAACGAGCGTTGAACCTCATGTTAGATCAATATGCAAACCTCTATATTGCCGGAGGTGATAGTCGATACCTACGTTCTCAAATTCTATCCTATCACCGAATTCTAACCGCGCACGGGAAAACGAATACTATCAAATCCAGATTATTCGACCCGAGAACTAACAAATGGAGTGTCTAACTTGTCCTAAATGTTATAACTACGCCTATGATACCTTAATTCGTCCCCATCCACCCAATAGTTCCTTTAGGGAAATCATCAACCTTCAACCCATTATTCGTTCAGCACATACATTGACGCATGATTTCATGCGTGCATCTTTGAACCCTAAAGAAGAGATGCACTTAGTCATTCTCTGTGTAGAAACCGGCAGTGTACGGCAGCCCGAAATAGGTATACGACATCCAATCACAATGATGCGAATGTGGATTCAACAACGCCTTCGAGGAATGGGTAAATTATACCCTCTACACTTCTTCCATTCAGGCGGATATGCTCTTGAAGACACTCTACCCATTCAAGGGCCTGTTCGAATGAAAGATATACCGGTTAAGTGTCTTCGTATTCGTATTCCTCCAGAAAACGAATGTGAATGAATCCATATTTTTAGGTGGCGCCCAAAATGGAAGACTGCTCAATTTGCTGCGATTCACTCAACACCAGTACAGGTTTCTGTACACTCTCTTGTTCCCATTCCTTTCACATTCACTGTTTGACTCGATGGTCAACTCAGACTGCAAGTTGCCCTCTTTGCAGACACACACTTTCCTCTACAGAAGCTCCCGCTAGAGCTCCGCGAACACGAACGGACCTTCGTTACTTCCTCGCGGAGAGAGTTGAAGGTATGTACACTCATTGGTACCCAGAAGTCGGAACCATCATCCTTGAACCTCCTCCACCTAAACGATATCGCATTGGAGATGGACTCTATACAGACGAAGAAGACATTCGTCACATGATGGACATTGCAGGTGTATCAAGACCGGATGCATTCCGTGCTCTCAAACGTCATAAAGGCGATATCGTAGAAGCATTAGTTGAGATCGATTCACCGCCTGCACCTACACTGCCTCCTCGACCTCGAGATCCAATGTCCGAGCCTAGCATTGAACAAACAATCACGACTGCGCTTCAAAGAATGTTCGACCCAGACTATACAGCCTACAAGTGGAACAGCTACTGGGATATATACGGTCGAGTCTATCAGAATACACATTCTGAAGAAAACTACGTTCATGCCTGCTTTCAAGAGTTATGTCGTGCAGACGAAGATAAACTTGAGGCAGGATATGCTTCTGCGTAAAGAATATGAATACACAGTACATTCTTGATGTGTTCGTCGCGGGCGTTGAAACAATGCGTCGCGAAGAAAAACCTTACTTTTTTGCCCGGATTAAGGATGTGAACATTGAATCATTGCTGATATTACAGGTAATGTATAAAGGATTCGGAGTCGTCAGTCGAACTCCTGGTGGAATCGTCATCCATCGATTATTTTCACGACCCAGAGTAAATGGACCTCAATATCATCATTCCAGTTCTCTTGTTCATCCTGCTCTCTCCCGGAGTTCTACTCTCACTCCCGCCTAATTCAGGACTCTTGACCCAGGTTCTCACACACGCAGTTGTGTTCGCAATCGTCTACTACGGCCTACGCATGACGTTCCCTCAGTACTATTGAGACAATACATGACGAACCATTGGATGTTTTACATGATCTCCAATCGAGATCCATGCAAGGTATTCTCTGAACGCAGTTTCGTCTTTTGATAATGGAAATTTACTTGGATAACAGGCTTTCAACTCACTAAACGCTTCCGCTTGTACGGGCGCGTTTTGTTGGTACATGAACCCGATGATTTGAGTGAGTTTTGCTCGTTTAGCTTCAATGGGTAATGCTTTAAAATTGGCCATAAACGCCTCCATACTGTCTATCCGTTCAGTGGATTTAAATGAATCCGGAGTTTGTAGACAATGGGCGGCTGTTTCAGTCTAAATAAACCTATGGTTCAAATCGGAACCAAAATCGTAGGAAAGTATCAGATGAAGACTTTGAAAACCTATCAAGATGCTCTTCGTATTGCTGGACATATCTATCTTCCGGGAACGCCGATTGCAGTCTATTACCGTGGAGATGTTTCATTTGTAGAACCCTACGCTCAGTTCAGAATCGTAGACAAGATTGTCTATAATGGCTTCCATATCCCTACGAAGAAGTTGTATGGGAGACGGACCTAATGACTTCATCACGAGTCTTGTACAGACGAATCAGCGGTTCAAACTCAATCTCGGTCAAGATCAGGAATCCTCCGATCGAAATGATGATTCCGTCTTCCCAGTCAAGACCTTTGGGTGTAAACAGCCAAAAGTAGATTCCAAGGAATAGGCCCAAGGAGATTTTGAAGAGAGTGTCTACAACCACAAACACCGGACTTTCTGCAACCTTATGTCCTAAGGCAAGCAGTACAATCTGTAGGAACACTACGATTTTTAAGAAGAAAAAGTAAATCTGATATCCCTTCATTATTGAAAGGCTAGAAAACGAATCGTCGGAGGGTCACCGGAATGGTGGGCATAGTCATGTTCTCATTCTGCTGCCCACGTAAATCCAAACCCGTCGTTCCTGAACCCAAGGTTCCTGAACCGGAACCCCCAAAGGTTCTCCCTCATGAGAAAGTTACACAGATGTTCGAAGACGCCAAAGCTCGTCATTTCGCTAAAGGGGATGGAGTGAGCGAGATGTTCGCCAACGCCTGGCGTACGTATAAGAAGCTATCTCCTGAAGAGCAGAAATTGGTTAGGAAGTAGGCTTGGTAACCTTCATTACTTTTTTAACTAAGAGGTAAAACCAGTAACAATTGAGAACCATGAAGGACAGTGGATACAACATATAACTCTGAGGAACGACCGTCATGATCCAGTACGGAAAGAGAACCATACGAATCAATGTCCACGTAACAAAGGCTAGAATCTGTGCACTGGTTTGAACTTGTCCGGCTGGATAGTTCAATGCGTCGAACATCCATGCAACCGTCATAAATGGCCCGGTCGATTCAAGCATGCAGGTAAGATCGTAGAACAGTTTCACATTCGTTTCAGAAGCAAATGGAACACCAATGAAGTAACAGGAGAAGTAAAAGAGATGATGGAAGTAATAGTCCATGGTTTTTGCATAATAGGTTAAGTGTGCACAGTCATACACCATGTACCCAACAATCTGAGTGAGCTGTTCCATCACATCTTTTGGATCGTGAGTGAACACTCGCCGAATCACTAGATACACGATGAACAACAATCCATTGACGCGAGCAAGGAACTCATGCTTTTTATGTTCAGGTAGTTCTCCGTAGTCTGGGATCCCGTTCAACAAATAATACAGTGCAAGTGCATTGAGTCCCAAGACGATGGGGAGAATCCATGCGAAAACCATTGAATTTAGAGATGATATTCGTTAACCTTAATAAACGAGTCATGGATATCTTCACAGCTGCAGCCGAACGAATCAGATTTAATGCACTTGACCTAACTCAAGAGCAGATGCTTACATTATACGGCCTCTATAAGCAGGCTACAATAGGAGATTGTACTCTTCCTGAACCCGATCTACTTGATTTCAAAGCCAAAGCTAAATGGACCGCTTGGAATGAGCGTAAAGGTCTGACCAAAGAGGTGGCCAAGAAAGTCTACGTTGCATGCGTAGAAGAGTACATTTGGGAATCCATGAACTAACTTCTTAACTCATTAAAAGATAAATGGCCGTTAAGACTGAAGGATTGAAGTTCAAGTACTCTCTCTATTCCGCGCTCGCGTTTTTCCTTGTAGCGAACCCGGTGACGTTCCGATTCGTCAACTCCGTTCTCAATGGGGTTGCAGTCAATGGATGTCCAACTGCGTTCGGATTCATGTTACATACCTTGGTCTTTTTCGTGGTTGTGTATGGTCTAATGAGCTTGCCCAAGGATCAGGAATAGTTTCATACTAGTAAGTAAATGTCTGATTTGGAATCAAGAGTTGAAAAGGCCAAGAAGGCGGTTGAAGTTGCGAAGGAAAACTATGAAAAAGCCAAACCCACTCCAGCTAAATTTGAGGAGTTAGGGTATGGTCATATGAATGAAAGAAACATTGAGGAGTGGGTTAGACAAAATCGTGCAAGCAAGAAATACAAGGAAAAACGAGCAATTCCTGCAATCAAAGCCTTGGAAAAGTTGGAACTTGCTAAGGTAAACCTTGGGCGAGCAGAAGTCAAGCTCCACAACAAGAATCTTAAGAATCTTGAGAATGATAAGAAGGTTAATAAGGGCGGTCGAACTCGTCGTGTAAAGGGAGGCTCCAAGAAAAATACTCGTAAGAACAAATATTAATTACTCATGGATCGGCAAGATATAGTTTCATGCTGCTTGTTTGGGTTTCTAATGGTCTTAATGATTATCTCTCTACTTTGAAAATGAATCAATTTTTTCCAAACTAGTGGATAGTACCAATGAAGACTTTAGACTACAAACTTAGAAAAGCCAAGCGAGACTACGAAGCACTCAAACTAGAACATAAAGAGTTAATGGAACTGAACTGGGACATCTTCTATGGACGAAAGGAAGGTGATCATGATCTTGTGAAAGAGAAAGACTTACTCAAAAAATCAGGTGAAGCACAGAAGAAGATACAGCAATTAGAAGCTAAGTTACAGGCGAAATGAGTTTTAACACGTTTAACCTTTTTAAGTATATACCATGAACAGCATTGATCACGAGTTAATGATCTTACATGCAAAGATTGCAGAGTTGGAAGAGAAGAAGAGACGTGATGAAGAGCGAAGAACGAATCCTATCGCGATTCTTGAGAACTTCGTGGAAGTCAAAAAGCAGGCGGTTGAACGAAACAGTTACTCAAACAATCTCCCACTGGCCCGGAAGTACGATCAAGAGAAGATCGTGATGATTGAACCGGTACTTGTGGTTCTCAAAGACCTACTTGAACGGGTGTCGAGGTTGGAGCAGAAATGAAAACGGATTCTTTAACTTTACAAAACTGAGTGAGTACCCAAAATGAACTCCATTGATACTGAAATCGCTACTCTCCATGCCCGTATTGCCCAACTTGAAAAAGAAAAAAGCACTATTCCACCTCCAACGATCACACTTGAGAAGTTACTTGAACAAAGACTCAAACAAGCTAGAATCGATAAGTATAGTAAGTCAAAAGAATCACCTATTGTTACAGCCTGTAGACTTTCAAGAGAATCTGAGAATGAAATGTTAAAGTCTATTGTTGAAAGTATTAAGACTATCAATTCACGAATAGATATGATTGAATCAAAAATGGTTATAAAAGAACCTTCACCCTCAAATGAAGATGTTCAACTATTTAACACTCTCAAGAAGAAGAGATTAGAATTGGCCAATGCAGCAGGCGTTCCCGCATTCTGCATTGCTACAAACCGATCACTCAGGAGCATGGTATCTATTAAACCTAAAACACTCGTCGAGTTAAAGACAGTGTTTGGATTTGGTGAGCATAAGGTATCTGTTTACGGACAGAAATTCATTGACCTAATCGTTTAATCATCCTCATACACTTCAGGGTCGCTGAGCTCTGAGCACCATAATCTCGTTCTTTTTACTTGTGCTGTCAAATAGGTATTCACTATGCGAATCATACCATCTACTTCTATCTCTGAATCGTAAAGAGCTTCTATTAAGAATCCAATCGATCTTCCTGCGACTTGAAGTTTTAGCCATGTTTCATTCTCAATCTCATCTTTGAAGTACTTTTTGAAGATATATTGATATGCATCTGCAAATTCAAGATTTCCTCTTCCTGCTGCCCATCGAAGTCCGCGATTATAGTTCATTCGAATCATCTTGGTACTGTATTCACACAGTTCAGCAGCGACGATCTCAAGTGTTTGAGTATACGTCATTTTGCCTTAGTCTAGTCATGACTGTTCAATTCGTTTTTAGAGTAAACCGATTACACAGACTGAGCGTAGATTCAGTATACAACATGGCTAAACTAATCTGCAGAGGCAGCGATCTTGGGTTTACGATTTTACCCTATACTGAGTGTGATAAACATCCACTCCAAGAGCTATTACTTGAAAATCCTACTGATGAAGTTCTTGGATATGTAACCTGTTCGCGTAAGTTTAGGTATACAGAGTCAGGAACAGTTACAGAAGTGGGTGATCATTGGTCACTTGATATTCTCAATGAGTTTCCGTACAATGAGAAAGATGGACCATGGATTGTCTACACTTCCTGTCCTGAACACACACAAGATGCCTTCACCAAGATTGGTGGTGGTGAAGTTCTACAAATTCACAACTGGGATACATGGTCGATAGAAGGCAAAGAAGGCAAGATCGCAGTGGTCACTTCTTGGGAAATATTCTAAGCATGCAAATCAGCATCCGCTGTCCGCCATGTTTTTCCATGAAGTACGAAAGAATGCACACGGGCCATTCCCCACGCATGAGGTGAAGCTCCCGGACGATGGCCTGTTCTCCATGCAGCCATTCCGCGATTGTAGACGGTTCGTAGTGTTGAAAGAGGCACTCCACTTGCCTTCGAAATCTCAGGTAGACTCTTTGCTTCAGGATGTTTAGAATGCCACCGTGATGAGTAGGATGACTTGCGCGTGCGTACACCTTGATCGGTTTTAAACGGTCTGTACGCTTTCGCAGATTTCCATGAGAGTTTAGAACGCTTTTCTATTTCAGACCTGCGCAAAGTCTTAGCTCGATTCGAGAGTCCTCGATAATACTTCAGAGGATAGTACATTGTCTTTAGTGGTCAAAAAACGGATTCCGTATCGACCATTTCGAAGAACTTTGTTTAATCATCGCAATCAGCGAATACATCTGAAACATTACGATGAACATTCAGATACTCTTTTTTTAGTTCTTCGAAATGAAGTTGAAAACATTCCGTACATACTCGATGTTTAACTCCATGACTCCATAGCGGATCGATATACTGGTTTTTACACTTCAAACATCCAAGTCCACGGTCCCATAATGGAATATTACGAACCCAAAACGCATTGCGCATCGTTTCAAACGAAGTTTTTGACTTTTTATATGGCTCAAACTCTTGCCAGAAGTCACATGTAGGTTCAACATCTAAAGTCGCGTAGAAGCCCTTCCAGTAATTTGGTCTAGAGAGAGGACAAGTGAAAAACATCTTTTCCTTATCCTTCTTCATATTGATCTCACATGGGTATCCATGTTTGCAAAGAGGTCTATCCTTGATATGTTCGGTTATACCTTTACCATTACAGAATGACTCACATCGACTTTCGGTTGTATATTTTCCACCACGTATATCGTTATTAAGAATACCTTTTTCAAGCATGAATCGTTCTACTATTCTGTTTTCAACATCGAGATATCCATTATCATTCTCCCCGTTCCAATAAAGCGCACTTTTTGTGTTTAATCTTCCTTCTAACATATCATCATAGTTTCGCATGAATATGATGTTATTTGGAACATGATATAGACCAAGTAGTTGAGTAGGTTTGATATTACGAGTATTCACACCTCCTCTACCTGTTTGATGTTCATTGAAACGTTTGTACAATCTGATTGTTTCACCAACGTAGATATCTCCATCATCATTCTTAACAGCGTAAACCCAATGCATTGGTAACTATAAATTACATCTCTTTAACTCTCTTATAGTTCATACTCTATTCTAACGCCTACGAGTGGTTCGGTTCTTCTTTCGATAAGTAGTACGCTTCTTAGTTTTTCGTGACTTCTTGACCTTTTTGACCTTACGGGTTCTACGACCACCCTTTGGATCTTCAGGAAAGTCAGCTTTCTTTGGATCTTCAGAAACTAAGTGAGCTTTATACCACTTTACATCTACAATCTTTTGTCGAGTCATTGGATCTAAGAACTTTGATGGCCCTTGTTGCCATAAGTTCTGCAATGAAGCAGGAAAGTAATAATCAGATTTTGCAATGATTCCTCCTTCACCTATAATCTGTCCTACAATTGAACCTTCTTTGATATCATCCGATGAAATCGCATCACTTGATCCGAGTGGAATGTCTTTTGAAGGAGGAGGAGGTATAAGAAACGCTGGGAGCTCTGCAGGAGGAGGATAGACAGTTGCAACTGCTCTTGTATCTGCATCTACAGAACGAATCGCAAGACTATCCTCATCACCTTCTAGTACATAGAGCTTCCTATCACTAGGATGGAATGCTAAATACATTGGAAACCAAAAAGATGCTTCCCTCCCTACACCATCTATTCTTGTATGGTTTCCATCACCTGCTACTGTAGTCACTACACCTTCAGGTGTTACTTTACGAATACTATGATTGTCATAATCAGCAACATAGACATTTCCATCTGAACCGAGTACAAGTCCCCAAGGTTGATTAAAACGCGCTTGTTCTCCGGTTGCATCTACCATTCCAGGTTCTTGCTCATTTCCTACAAAGACAGTAGCTTTATCATCAACTCCAAGTTTTGCCCTGTAAATACAGTGTTTTGCAGGTGAAGTTGAATAAAGAACTCCAGAGTCATCCACTGCAATCGAGTATACAAAGTAATTAAGTAGATGGCGAAATACAGTGACTTCTCCTGTACTTGTAATTTTAATCACATGACTACCACCGGGATCACGATCTACTACATAAACCGTTCCAGCTGAATCAATTGTAAAACATAACATACGATCAAAAGGTGCTTTAAATCCACGTCCTTCAGTTGCACTCGCAAATGTAGTTACGTTTCCTTGAGCGTCCACTTTACGAATCGCATTATTTCCTCTATCAACCACATACAGGATTTCACGATAGGATACAACATCTATAGGTTTATTAAATATAGCCTGATTTCCAGGCCCATCTTGAAATCCGGTCACTGTTTGACCTGCAAGTACCTCGACATTTGAATCTGTACCAAGCTTCAAGATAGCGTGTCTAAACTCTGGAACATCCTCAGTACGATAATCGTCAAAATTAGATATGTAGATGTTTTGAAGATCCATTGCGATCGGATTTGCGTACCTAATCTGCATTATAGTTTGTAGTCAAAAAACTTTACCCATTGGAAAGAAGTAAAAACGGATTCCGTATCGACCAACTTTATCAGATTCAACCAACTACAATGCAACAGTATCATCAACAATTCCTTTACGAAAAACAGTGTCTATGTGCACACCAAGGCAATCACTCCACATACTGGATTCCTCAAGCCGTCTTCAATGAACTCCCTATCAAACGATGGAAGTACAACCGACCCCCAGATCAAGACCGTGTTGCTGAAATTCATGACTTCATGAATGAATCCAAACGCATGGACGGCATGCTCTATATCGCATGCGTCAATAAAGAACTAGTCTGCTACGAATCCAATCATCGCCGTGAAGCGTTAGTTGGAATCGAAGGCATGAATCCAATTCTCGTTGACATCCTGTGGGATGCAACCGACGAGAGTGTGAAAGCTGAGTTCCTTCGACTGAATAAAGCAGTTTCAGTACCTGAACTCTTCGTGTCCGAAGAGGCATCTGTAGATCCATCAGAACTGATTAAAATACGGGATACGTTCTGCGAAACTTATAAGTCACTCAAGGTCACTACAGGCCGTCCGAATGCTCCTAACTTCAATTCAGATATGGTCATGAACGAGTTCCTTCGAATCATGCAGGAGAGAAAACTCAGTCCATCTGAGTTCTGGACTCGATTGATGCGGCTCAATACTATCATGTCTACTCGCGATCGTAAGAAGTTAACTCCTAAAATCATCGAGAAATGCGAACGGTCAGGATTGTGGTTGTTTGCATGGAGTCGAGTACTGAATGCGAAAGACTTCTAGCGCCTACGAGTCGTTCGGTTCTTCTTTCGATAGGTAGTACGCTTCTTAGTCTTTCGTGACTTCTTGACCTTACGGGTTCTACGACCACCTTGAGGATCTTCTGAAACAGACTCTCTACGAGAACGACTTGGAGGTTCTGGATCTTCTCCAAGTGCTACACCTCGACGAGTGTCAGCAAGAGTTTCCCCATCTCCGAATGTGTCACTATCTCCATAGAGTACTGTAACACCTGAACGAGTTACAGTTCTAATCTTAAGTTTATCCCTACTACCCTCCACTACGTATAAAGTACCGTCTGTAGGATGTATCGCTAACTGCTTTGGATAAATACCTGTTTCAATTAACGTACTCACTACGCCTTCAGGTGTGATCTTACAAATACGATTTTTACCAGCATCTGCTAAATATAGATTTCCATCTTTACCAACTACAATCCCTTCAGGATCTTCAAAATCACCCTCTAAGTCAGACTCAGATATATCTCCAGCGAAAACGGTTACACTATATTTTCCACCTGTTAGTGTTAATTTAAAAATACATTGAAAACCAGTTGCTGTAGCATATAGAGTTTCAGATGAGCCTACAGCAATATGATCAAACTCCAATTTTTTAACATCGACATCCTCAATAACACCCTCCTTTTGTATCGTAGTAACAACGCCAGAAGATGTTATTTTACGGATTACTCTACCTGAATCGTCGGCTACATACATGTTTCCAGATGGATCTACTGTAATACAGGTCATCAACTTAAAATTCGCTGCAGTTCCAGTTCCGTCTGTAATTTTTAATGGTCCACTATTTCCTGCAAATGTAGTCACAGTTCCATCAAGCGCGATCTTACGGATCATGAAATTGGATCTATCTATGACAAATAGGGCATTATTGTAATATACAATACCCATAGGTGCATCGAATGTCCCTAGACCTATAAATTCTTTCGGTACTGAATCAAACTTCAAGATAGTATTTGTTGGATTCTCAGCTTGACGGCTAAAAGCATAGTTGGATATGTAGACAATACCATTAGCATCTACTGCGATCGGATTCGGATTTACAATCGACGTCATTATACTATAAAATCAAAAAAGTTACCCCTTGAGTCCCCTCTCTTTTAATTCTCGCTTCTGAGCACGTAGTTCAGCGTTCAATGCGCGTCGAGTAGGATTGCGTAATACCTTGAACAGATGGTGATGTTCCCGGAGATAGTCGCCTTTTTTCATTACGATCAACTTGGTCTTTCGTCGATTCCTGCGTGTTTTCATTTCAACGCCCTTGCACTCAGTATATATAAAAACAACGCATTCGTCACACCTAGAATCAACGTCGGAGCTGTACGCAAAAGCAATGCAACTCCACGCTTAGGGGATACGGCTAGAACATAGAGTTCCATGAGAATCACTAGGCCGGCTAAGACCGCTACGATCCAGAAGATTACATAATAGTACGTCTCGACCGTATCGTTAGACACTTTCTTCGTCAATTCAGATTCGTTCATTTACTTAAACACTGCGAATAAACTCCCACTTCAGGTAGTCACAGATCTTCGCCCAGATTTGGTCATGTGCAATCAACCGGTCACGTGATTTCAAGAGAGGGAAGTAGACTTTATATTCATCCAGGTCCAGCAGTTCAAAGAACTTGTAGAGAATGTACGAGTAGCTCAAGAAGTTCGTCCGGTCATTCGGGCAGTACAGTAGAAACGGAGCTTGGATTTCCTGGAACATGGCTCGTATTTTTTCTTCAATCTCCGGTGTAATCGTTGGAGGTGGATTGCCGTTCAACCGACTCAAAATATGCGCTGCATGCTCATAGTACTTTGACCTTCCCAGCTTCTTCAGAATCTCACGAATCTCCTTTTCCGTCAGATCAGCAATGTTGTTGATGCGACGCTTACGGATTTCAAGAACAACTTCATTCATGACCTCTTCAGGAATCATGGTAGACTCTTTGGCCTGAAACTGGTTCAGAATCTCATTCAAATGATTGATCTTTTTGTAGGCGTAGTTATTACGCTCCTTCGGTGGATCGCGAAATGA